CGAAGCCTCCGTTTGCAAAAAGGGCGGTTCTTATGTCGCCGAAGTCTGTCAGAGAGCAGTCTTGCCATTCTTCCAGATTGATTGAGCGGAAGATCGTCCCGCTCGCGCCGACTGCGATATAATAGCCGTCGCCGCAAGTGGAGTCTATCAGAGTATTTGCTGTGAATGCGGGTATCTGTAACCACTCTTTGCCCTCTTTTGACACGGCAAAAAATCCGCTTTCACCAACGGCAACGAAGCTGTTGTTTAAATAACGAATTGACTCAATAATAACTGTCGCTGTAAAGACATTTTCCCACGTGTCCGCAGGCGTTGGCGCAAAGAATATCCCGCCGAGAGAGTCAACCGCAAGGAAGCGACCGTTTCCGTAAGCGAGCCCTGTATTTTCCTTAAAAATACATGCTCCACCGAGAACCCAGTCTGCACCGTTTTTGCTATAGGCTATTTGCCCGGAAGTTCCGGCTATAACATAATAGCCGTTACCATAGCAGCAAGCCCTCTGTCGTGCATTAAATCCACTGGGAGCCGTTGCAGCCGCCCACTCTGTCGCGGTCGAGAGTTCGTCAGCGGTTGCACCGACTGCAAACTCTTTGCTAAGCCGAGAAAAAGCAACGTCGGTCTTTGTCAAGGCTTTCGTTGCCGCGGCTGCTGCATTGCCTGCGGTTTCTATCGCTTCATTGGCAGAAGATTTCGCTCTTTCTGCCGCCGCTTTCGCCTCGTTTACTGTGAGCTTTGCTTCATTCGCGACCGTTTGAGCCTCGCCCGCGGTTTTTTTTGCTTCATTTGCAGCGGCTTGCGCTTTCCCCGCCGTTGATTTCGCGTCATTAGCAGCGGTTTGAGCTTCCCCCGCTGTTTCTTTCGCTTCATTAGCGGCGGTTTGTGCTTTTCCCGCTGTCTCTTTCGCCTCGTTGGAAGTATTTACAGCGGTTTCTGCTGCTGCCTTTGCTTCCTCGGCTGTCTTGTTTGCCTCTTCGGAGCCTCCGCCGCCGCCCCCGCCTTCAAGGTCTTCAAGGTGAACGCCGTCAGCCTCTACGCTGTCAGCTTCAAGGCGCGGAAGATATTCACCCCATTCACCGTCTGCACGACCGAGAAGAAGCCCGGAAGTGTCTTCAAACTCAACGTAAACGACTTCATCACCTTTTTTTAGTTTCCCGGTCTCGCCGCGGAGGTGCTACGGGATTGTGATTATCTTCGTTGACGTTGCGTCAATATCTAAAGGCAGCACGCGAGCGGTCTTTTCATTTACGCTTGCGATTTGGCCCTTATAGATTTTTCCCATTAGTACCCCTCCAATGGCTCTCTAAAATAAATAACTGACTTATTCGCTACGAAGTCATGTCGGACTTTGTAAACGAAAACTGTCCCGTCCCATGCGCTCGCCTTTGTCGTTTTCAGATTCAAAAGGCTGGCGGCTGCATAGCCCGGAAGGAGAGATTTTGCAAACTTTCCCGTTCTTCCGTACTTGTTAGCGTTTCGGAGCAGCCCCTTTGCGAAGCGGGCCGCCTCTGAATTGCTCGTAACTGTCAGCTTTTTCTCAGGTCTGAAGACTGCGGAGCTTTTCGCGCCCGGCGCGGAATATTTCCCGGAATAGCTTCCGCTTGCTACTTCACAAGATCCATAGCAGCGGGCCCGATTATCTTCGTAGGAAAATATGCCGTTTTCGTCAACGTCAAGGGATCCGGCAGGCGTTTGCTTTTCAATGTAAGCCTCGTTATATGCCAGAAGCTTTCCGTCATATATGAGCATTGCGCAGCCCTCTAATTCGCATAAGCGGGAGAAAAGGGCGAAGTCGCCCTCATTCTCCTGTTTCAGATACGGATAGACCGGATCCGCACAGCCGTAGTTTTGGAAAGTGAGCCCGTGATTCCCCGCGAACTCATTCCCTAACTGTAAAAAACGTGCGCCTTCCCAGCTTTTTGACTTTCGGGTTTTCGCGCTTTTCGGCATTGACATTGCGCGGATTGTGAAAAGCCCGTTTTCCGACTTCATAGAATGAACGAACATTTTCCCGGTGTCGCTTGCGCCCTCTTTGAAGCGGATTTCGTCGCCGTCTGCGGGGTTCCATTTACTCCATACGCCTTTTGTGTCGTTGAAACGGATCACCAACGTGTCCGCGTACTTTTCCGCGTTCATTTCGTGGACGCAGTAGTTCACGGAAACGTCTTTGTAGATGTCCGTCCCGTTATAATAGAGGTTCATTCGGCCGCCCCGCTTTCCTCTGTATTCCGTCTCCATGGCGGAAGTGTGTCCGGGGTTTCCGCGTCTTCGACTATAGGCAGCCGAAGCAGCACGTTTGCCTCAAAGATAAGAACGTCCGCATAGTCCGGATTAAACTCTATAATGTAATGTGCAAGGGCTTCCTCGCCGTACATTTCAAGAGCCAGCGCGTCGAAGGTGTCCCCTTCGCGCGTTATATATTCTTTATAAGAGATTATCCTACGCATATTGCGCGTCCTCCCTCATTTTTATGAACTCATTCAGCCAGTCGAAGAACTCAGCCTCATGCGCTCTAAGTTTAGCCATAAGGTCGTCCTCGTCGTCGCTGTTGCCTTCCGTATGGATTTGCGGGCTCCATGTAAAGTTAGAGAAGTCATAGTAAATAACTACGTTTGTACCGTCCGCCAGACTTCCCAAAGAGAAGTTGTCAAGCGTCAGGAGTTCCCCGGCTTTGCTTGTAAGTCCTGCGCCTTCGGGTTCCTCGGTCATTGTTACGCTGTTGTAAACGGTGCGGATCAGTCGCTCCATTTTGTCCCAGAGAACAGAGAGGGGAAGAACCGCTTCCGCTCCGGCTTCGCCGCCGCCCAGCAGTGAGTTACCGGAAGCCCCGAAAATTGTCGGCCCGGTCAAGATACCGCCGTCTTTGTACCAATCAATCGAAAGCTTAGGAACGCTCGGAGGGTTAAGACTCAGCTCACCCGTAACTTTGAAGTGCGGGAGCTTTATCTTCGGGAACTCCAGCTTTAAGCCGCTGAAAAAGCCCTTGATTGAGTCAATAACGCTCTTGACGGTGTCTTTAGCCTTTTTAATAGGCGTTTCGATTTTTTCCTTGATACTATTCCATACGCTCGCGACTGTGCTCTTTACAGAGTTGAACGCTGAAGAAACGGCGGACTTGATTCCGTTTACTACGTTTGAAACTGTAGACTTCGCGGAGTTTATCGCGTTTGATATGCCGGATTTGATTCCGTTCCATATGCTCAGGACTTTAGCCTTTACAGCATTAAACACGTTTGAAGTCGTGTTTTTGATTGCGTTCCATACGTTTGATACGGTATTTTTGACCGCGTTCACGGCAGCCGTTACGGCTGACTTGATAGCGTTCCATACGCTGGAGATTACAGACTTGATAGCGTTCAAGGCTGTTGTTACCGCAGATTTTATCGCGTTCCATGCCGCTGTTATTGCGGATTTTATTGCGTTCAAAATCGGTCTTATAAAGTTGACTATTGCGTTCCATACGGTTGTAAATACGGTTTTAATCGTATTCATAACATTTGTTATGGTATTTTTAACCGCGTTTATAGCCGTAGAAACTGCGGATTTTATCGCGTTCCATGCTGCAAGAACGTACTCTTTGCAGTTTTCCCAGATGAACCGGAAGGGAAGCGTTATGATCTGAACGGCTGCGCTTATAATGCTCTTAATTGCTAAGATACCGAACTGAACCACATTTTTAATTGTTTCCCATGTGGAAGAAAGGAAAGAAGTTATTCCGTTCCATATCCCCATGAAAAAGTTTTTGATTCCGTTCCATGCGCCTGTGAAAAACGTCGCGATCCCGTTCCATGCGTTTGAGGCGGTCGTTTTGATTCCCGTCCATATGTTAGAGAAAAACGTCGCTATTCCGTTCCATGTATCAACAAAAAACGTCTTTATTGCGCCCCATGCTTCGTCCCAGCTTGTACCGAACCAACCGAGAACTGCGTCAGCGAGCCCTTTCAACGTCTCGCCCCAGTTTCGGAAAGTCGCAGTCAGGAAGTCCCAAACGCCGCCGAAAATTTCCTTAACGCCCTCCCAGACTCTTTCCCAGTCTCCTGTAAAGATTCCAGCGAAAACGTCGAAAATTCCGACTATAACGTCAAGAACGAGCCCAAGCGCGTTGCTGATCTGCTGAAAAGTTCCCGTAAATATCGGGCCGAGGAACGAACAGAAGCCGTCCCAAATTGCCTTGACAACTTCGCCGAAGTTTTCAAAGTCGAAGCCCAGCTCATTGAGTTTATCGGTTATCGTTTGACCGAACTCCGTAAACATTTCTTTGATACCGTTCCATATTGCCGTTATCTTGTTTCGGAACTCCTCGTTATTCTTCCAGAGGTTCACAAAAGCCGCAGCAAGAAGAGCCACGACTGCGATCACGGCGACAACGGGAAGAGATAAGCCTGCAAAAGCTGCATAAAGGCTTTTAGCTACACCGACAAGTTTTGTCATTGCGCTTGAAACTTTTCCAATAATAGCAGCCCATTTCATGTGCGCGATAAGCGCTCCGATTGCGCTCAGTGCTATAC